AAGAATTTACAACAAGTAAGGGAGATAGGGTAATAGCAAAGGGAACTTCTCAAAGATTGCGTGGTAGGTCTCAACTGGGATTAAGATATACAAAAATTATTCTTGATGATTTTGAATCTGAGCTTAATACAAAAACTACAGACAGAAGAAGAGAAATTAAAGAATGGGTTATGTCTACAGTAGAACCAGCATTAGAAAACTCAGCAGGTAATGAAGGCTCTGTTTGGTTAATAGGCACAATTGTGCATTACGATTCATTCTTGCAGAGTATATATGATGGATATCTAGAAGCTCAAAGAGAAAAAAGAAAATACGCTTGGGATGTGATGTATAAAAAAGCAATAAATGCCGATGGTGAGGTTTTATGGTCTAGTTATTTTTCAAAAGAAAAATTAGCAGATATACGAAAAAGGTTTGAAGATGTTGGCTTGGCTCATAAATTTGCTCAAGAATATTTAAACGAAGCTAGAGACTTAGAGAATGCTAAGTTTAAAACAGAAAGATTAGAGTACTATGACCATGAATTTGAAAGTAGAGAAGGTTATGCATATCTTGTTAACTCTAAAGATGCAATTCCGGTAAATATTTATATGGGAGTTGATTTAGCTTATGAAGCAAATGAATCAAGTGACTTCCAAGTTATTATGGTTATAGGAATAGACAGCAATAGAAATATATATGTTATAGATTATATGAGAGAACATATGCCTCTTTATGATATGCCAGAACAAATTATGGAATACGCAAGAGAATACTCACCTGTTAAAAGAGTAAATGTAGAAATGGTTGGAGCGCAAGGTATAATAAAAGATGCTGTAAATAAAATGTCAGGCTCTGAAAGAAAAGTGGCTCCGGGCATAGCTCTAGGAGTAAGGCCTCCATCTGGAATTAAAAAAGAAGATAGGTTAGAGTCTTTATTAGCTCCCTTGGTTAATAGAGGTAAGATGTTTATAAAAAGAACCCATGCTCATTTAGTAGATGAAATGTTTCAATTTCCAAAAGGTAAAAATGATGATGTGTTAGATGGATTATGGTATGCGGTAAATAAAGCTAGGCCTCCACTCAGTAAAACATTTGATGCTTCTATGTTTGAAGAAAATACGATGCCTAAAACCGTAAGGCAAAAAACTAAAAGAGTAATATCTTGGGTTACAGGACAAAAAATATAAAATAATACTTGCACTATATATGCATAGTTTATTAAATTATAATAATTAAATTTATAGGTGTACCCATTTCTAGTATAAGAGAGTTAGAACAAAACGAAGTTAAACACTCCGAAGTTAATCAGCAATTGTGGAGAATGTGGAAAGATGCTCGTGCCGATTGGGACACGGAAGCTAGAGATTCAGTAGACTTCTTTTTAGGAAACCACTACACTCAAGAGGAATCAGACGCTTTAAGAGCGGTTGGTCAAGGTGATTTTGTAATAGACCGTGTATATGCGGCTATAGAAAAACTTAAATCATTATTAACATCTAAAACTCCAAAGTATAGCGCTGTAGGTAGAGAAGATTCAGATAGTAAAATAGCTAATGTTTGGAGAACTATACTAGAGTATATATGGGACATATCAGATGGAGATGTTCAGTTTAAACAGGCGGTTCATGATTATGCAACTGCTGGAATGGGTTACTTTTACGCATATATAGACCCGGAAGCTGACTACGGAAGGGGTGAAGTTAAGTTTACATATGTTGACCCATTTAGAATATATATAGACCCTGCATCAAGGCATAGGTATGCAGATGATGCTTCTGGAATTATTATGTCTACAATACTTACAGAAGACCAATTAATTAATATGTATCCTCAAGTAGAGCAATATATACAAGACTTAGATACTTATTATGATGAAGACGACTACCCATCTTCTTTAAAAAGAAATAGTTCAAATTCATTTACTCCCGATAATACATATGACTCTCAGTATAATAGAGTTAATAAATATAGAATATTGGAAAGATTTACTAAGGTAAAAGTTCCTTTTTATAGGGTTTTTAATAAACAAGACGGTTCTGAAGTTATATTAAGTCCGGAAAAGTATGAAGAATTTTTAAGCAATGAGCAAGCTCAATTACTTATTAAAGCAGAAATGATAGAGGTTGTAGAGGTTGTTCAAACAAGAATTAAAATTACTTGTACTGTTGGTGAATTGCTTTTATATGAGCAGGTTTTAAATACCGATATATATCCAATAGTGCCAGTTCCAAATATATGGACAGGAACTCCATATCCAAAATCAGATATATCTAAAGTTCAAGATTCCCAAAGACTCTTGAATAAGCTTTTCTCTCTTACTCTCTCGCACGCTCAAGCTTCTGCTGGATTAAAACTATTAGTCCCAGAAGGTAGCGTAGATGATTTGGGGCAGTTGGAACAGGATTGGGCAAGACCCAATGCTGTCATACCATACAACCCTGAGTTTGGTGCACCCCACTTTCCTGCCCCACAATCATTATCTGGAGAGTTTTATAATTTAATAAGTCGTATAGAACATTATATAGACTTAAGTTTTGGTATACCTGAGCTTATGCAGGGATTTAGAGAAGCCGCTCCAGAAACAGTTAGGGGCACAGCCCTACTAGCTGAAATGGGTGAGACTCGTGGAAAATCTAAGCTTAGGGATGTCGAAGGAAGTTTGACTAGGTTAGGTCGTAGTATATATAACTTAGCTAAAGGTCACTATACTTACCAAAAAACATTTAGAATTGTACAGGCGAATAATGACATTACTGAATTTACAGTAAATAATATGTACGATGATAAAAGTCAAGAAATTAATGCCATAATAAATGATATCACCATTGGGCATTATGATGTGAGAATAATATCCGGTTCTACTTTACCTTCCAATAGGATAGCTGAATATGAAATGTACTTGGAAGCATTTAAGATGAATCTGGTAGATGATGTCGAGGTTTTAAAGAAAACTGAAATCTTTGACAAAGAAGGTGTCTTACAGCGAAAGGGTCAAATGGCTCAGATGCAATCATACATCAAGCAATTAGAAGAACAGATTAAGAAACTTAGTGGAGACCTGCAAACAGCAGAGCGTGAAACAATGAGTTCTCGTAAGAGAGCCGAAACTGAGAAGTTCAAATCTAGACTTAATGAGATTCAAAATGATACTAAGTTTAAAACTAAAGTTCAAGTTGATAATCTTAAAAGAATTGTTGATACAGAAACACAGGCTGTAAGCTAATGAAAACAGAAGTAGTGGACATATTACACGGTTCTGCTTTTATAGACATCTGTAAAAAGGTGATGCTAATAATAAAAGAAATCGAGGAAATATAATGGAAGACAACACTATGAACGGAGAAGTTAACACAATAGAAGGTGTGGAAGGGCAAGTTTTAGAGCAAGTTGTTGAGCCTGAACAAGTAGGTAATCCAGACGTTAATAGAACAGAGGAGCAACCTATTGATGAAGCTAAAAAGTTTCAATCAATGTATGATAAGAGAACAGCCGAATACGAAAAGCTTAATAACGAAGTTGAGGAACTGCGTAAGTATAAGCAACTAGGAGACGTTCTTGAAAAACGTCCTGACGTTGTTGAAGCTATGAGAAGCACTTTAAGTGGTAACACGGTTAGTAATGAACAAAAACCAAAAAGTCAAGAATTAAATGAGGATTCTTTTGACCCTTGGGAAGCTTATTACAAGCCCGGTTCACCTTCATATGAGATGAGGGTTAACCAAGAAAAGGCTCTTGTAAACGAAGCTGTACAACAACAGTTTAGCGGTTTGCAACAGCAAATGGCGGTCAATAACTTAAGACAAGATTTATCTAGTAAGTATGGATTTGAAGACCCTGCAATGGCTGATGATTTTATACAATTTGCTACAACTCCAAGGGAAGAACTCCCTTTGGAATTATTAGTTGATGTATATAGAAAGCACAAAGGTGGAGAGCAGAAGGTTTCTCAAAATTTAGAAGCAGTTCAAAGAACAAGAAATATAGCCCCTACGGCTGGAATTGTTCAGGGAGCGGCTCCTGAAAAACCAAAAGAAATAGACGATGTTTGGTCTGGAGTTATGGGCGCCTCAAGAAATACTCAAATATAAAACTCTAAGGAGTCCTAAATGGCAACAATAAATCAAGGTGTTGTGAATGTTGGTGACCCCGGTTCAGCCGCTTCAGGCTATCATACCCGGAGGTTATTTAACTTTTCAGACCGTGTGGCTGACCTAGCTCCAGAGGAATCTCCATTCTTCGTATACCTTTCAAAGGTAGCTAAAGTCCCTACGGATGACCCACAATTCCGATTCTTAGAAGACAGAACAAA